CACCGCCGGCACTCCCCCCGCCTACGGAATCTTCCTGCGTGCTGCAGGAATGAACCTGGCAACGGTTGCCACCACTAGCAACACCTACTCATTCGTGACGGGCGGGGCTGATTCTCTGACCTGGTACCACGATTGGGACGGCAACAAGCACTTAGGGATAGGTGCCCGAACCAAGAGCTGGGAGCTGAAGATGCAGGCCGGCGAGGTGCCGCTGTTCTCGTTTGACGTGCCTGGTATTTACGTGCCTCCGGTCGATGCGGCATCCCTAACGCCAACTTATAGCGCTATGGCCGCTCCTGTAGCTTGCAATTCTGTCAATACGCCAACGTTTAGCCTTCATGGTTATAGCTGTTGCATTATTGATTTTTCGCTAAAATGTGAAAACACTGTAGAATTTTACGATCGAATGGGCTGCGCTCCTAATTTTCAGATTGTGGATCGTGTAATTACGGGATCTCTTAAGCTGCAAAGGCCGGACCTGCTAAGCAGCAAGGATTTCTACGCGATAGCAGTAGCTTCTACCAATGGTGCGCTTAACTTCACCCATGGCACGGTTCCAGGCAATCGCATGGTCGTCGGCCTGCCCAAGATTCAACTAGGCGCTCCCGCACCCGACGATGATGCCGGCATCGCAGCGCTGACCATTCCGTTCACGGTGCGACGCACTGAAGGCCTCAGCGACTCCGGCACGCTGGCGTTTACCTGATACTGATCAAGCTACTACTTCTAACCCTTTGCCCTAATTCCCATGTTTGACAAGCTCAATGTTGACGGCACCTATCCCTGTCGAGTAGTGCTAGAAGGCGCTGTTTTGAAAAATGGCGACACAGAAAATTTAGCTTTTACGGCTAAGTTTAATCGGATGGATCAAGAGGAAGTTAACAGCTTAACTCAAGCGATTTGGCTTTGGGACCAAACCCGAAAGGCCATCACCGAGGGGCGCCTTTTGCCCGAAGCCGCCAAGGGCGCCACGAATGTAAGTGACATTGATTGGGCTGATCGCATTCTTGGCGGCTGGGGTGAGGATGTGCGCAACCCAAACGGTGACCCCCTTGAGTACACCGAAGAAGAAAAAAACAAAGTTCTTCGGATTGAAGGCATGGCCAGCGCCATTGTTGCAGCATGGCTAAAAATCAAGGGCTTCAACGGTGACAGCGAGGGAAAGCCGCCAACCTCCAAGAAATTGCGAGGGAATGGTTTCGACAAATGACCACCACCAGCCGCGTTGAATCCCAAGCCCAGGAGAACGACAGGCTGGCGCAGGAAGCGAAAAGGCTGGGGATCGTTGGGTTTGTGCCCGATGAGACCCCAGAACCCGCTGAGCCGATCTGCTGGATATGGCCCGAGAACTGGGAAGCCTTCCTGCTCTGGTGCCAGGTGCAAACCCAATGGCAGTGGGCCACTGAATACACCCCAGAGGGGCATCCGTACCGGGTGCGGACCGGGCTCAAGTATCCGGCGGTGATCGCCCTGGCGGGCCTGCGTCGTGGCCGTGGTGCGGTTGCTGCGCTCATGGATGATCTGCGCGTCATCGAGCTGGAACTGCTGACACTGCTGAGGGGTTCCTGATGGCCGTCAATTTTGACGCGATTCTCAAAATCGCCGCCCAGGTTGTCGGCACCGAGCAAGTCGCCAAGCTCGGCTCAACCTTCAAGCTGGTAGAAGGTGCCACGCAGTCGCTCACCAGCAAGCTCGGCCCATTGAGCGGTGCCTTGGGGGCCCTGGCCCCGATCGCAACGATTGGCGGGCTGGGGGCGCTGGTGGGCAGGACGATTGAACTAGGCGACTCGATGAACGACATGAGCCAGCGCACCGGCGTCAGCGTTGAATCACTGGCCAAATTCAGGAAGGCAGCGGCGACCTCAGGAACTGACATCGATGCCGTCGCTAAGTCGCTGGTCAAGCTCAGCAAAGGCCTCTACGAAACTTCGCAAACCGGCAAGGGTCCGGCATCTGAAGCACTGCAGACCCTAGGCATCAGCGCAACAGATGCAGCCGGTAAGCTCAAGACGGCGGATCAGGTAACGCTAGAGATAGCAAACAAGTTTAAGACTATGCCAGACGGCATAGAGAAAACAGCTTTAGCGATGCAGCTGTTTGGCAAATCAGGCGCTGACATGATCCCAATGCTGAACGAAGGCGGTAAAGCTATCGAATCGTTAAGCGTAAAGATGACAGCAGCATTTGCCAAAAAGGCGGATGAGTATAACGACAAACTGGCGATGCTTGGCGGGAAGGTCGGCGGTCTTGCTGCTGGGCTGACCGTGGCCTTACTGCCTGCGCTAGATGCAACAGCTACGGCGCTGACTGCGGTGATTGATGCCTTCACAATGCTGCCAGGCCCGATACAAGCAGCGGTCGGCGGCGTGGCCCTGCTGGCTGTGGGCTTTACCCTGCTGGCTCCCGTCATCACCAGCGTGGTAACGGTGCTGGGCGCCTTTGCCGGCCTGGGTATTGGCGCCACTCTGGCGGGAATAGCCGGCGCGATCGTGCCAGTGGCCACCGGTTTAGCTGCCCTGATCGCCGGGTTTGTGACCGCCCCGGTGCTGATTGGCGCAGCAGCCGTCGCCACGACGGTTGTCATTTTTTCGTTCCGCGACCAGATCGCCGATGCTTTCCGGGGCCTGTTCGATCTGATTGCCAACCCCACCACCGGGTTCGTCGCAATGATCGGCGGCGGCTGGAACCTGATGATGGACGGCCTCGCCAGCTACGTCGGCAACATCCTCCCCAATATCAGCGAAAACTTTGCAGCATTTTTTGACACCATCATCGGCCCAGAGAACGGCTTGATTGCGCGCCTGGGGCAAACCTGGAATCTGGCCATGGATGGAATGAGGGATTATGCCGTGGGCCTAGTGCGACCCATTACTGCGGCTTGGCAGTCGATCGTCGGTACGGTGCGAGGCGTCATCAATTCGGCGTTGTCGCTGGCAGGGCGGGCGGTCAACGCCTTCATCGAGCAGATCAACCGCCTCATCCAGGCGGCCAATTCGGTGAGCGCCGCTGTGCGGGCCCCGCAGCTGGGGATGATCCAGCCCGTGAATGTGCCCCAGTTCGCCGGCGGCGGCTACACCGGCAACGCCCCCCGGTCTGGCGGCCTCGATGGGCAGGGCGGATTTATGGCCATGCTGCATCCCCAGGAGCAGGTCATCGATCTGCATCGGTCGGCCCCTCGCACTGCCACGAGCGGCGCCGCTACCGGGGGCTCCAGAGGCGGCGGCACTTTCGCCCCAACCTTCAACCTGGCCCACAACGGCCCCGTCTACCGGCTGCCCGATGGCACCGAGGCGGTATCCATGGCTGATGCCGTGGCGATTGCCGAGGATGCCGCCGATCGGATGTGGACCTATGCCCAGAGCCCTGACGGCCGCAGGGATCTAGGGATTTTCCGCTGATGGCCGCCACCGGCCCCTACTTCTGGACCCAGACCCTCAAGTTTTTGAGCCCCGACGGCACTGCGCGGGCCCGCTGGCACCGGCTCGACCTAGCCGACAACCTCCCCTTCAGCTCCTGGGACGCGGGCGACGGCGACGGGCCCCAGGCCTGGCGGTTCCAGGAGTTCAACTGCCCTGGGTTTGATGCGGGCCTGGTGGCATCATCGGTGCAGATCGCATGCGCTTACTCCGCAGCGGCCCTGGCCCTAGCCCGGCAGGCGGAGGCCCTGGGCTGGTTCCTTGACCTCGCCCACTACCAGATCATCACCGGCGGCCTGGTGAAAACCAATTCGGTTCTGATGGGCAGAGTCACCGTTTCCGGCGGCCTGACGGGGTTCACGATCGCTGCTGAACAGACCCCGCCACCGGTTGCGGTTTCGGTGCCGTCGCTGCTCCTGACGCAGCAGAACATCGGGACTCCTTGCAGGCTGGATTTTCCATGATCGCGTTTTCCAGTAGGAGCAAAGGCGGATCGAGCTATGGCAGGACCACGGTCGCCATGGGCAGCAAGCCCCCTGCTGCCCTGGGTGGCGCGGCCAAGGTGTCGGCCACCGGCGGCGTCGAGCCAGCCAGCGACTGGAACTCCCCTCAGCGGGCGGTGCAGCTGCTCGAACGTGCGCCTATCGTCTGGGCGCGGCGGATCGGCGACAGTTGCAGCAGCCCTTCAGATGCTGGCATCGGTGGGGTGATTGTCTCCCCGGGCGCCTCCGCTTGCCGGTTCGATTCGCCAGAGATCGACGGCGATCCGGTAGCCAATGCTGTTGCCGCGAAATACCGTTTGGTCCTCAGTCAGGGCCGGCTGGGAGGCATCCATGTGCGCGACGTTTTCCAGGGGCGCTGCAGGGTTGGGGCATTCAGCCAGGCCTATAGCAAACCTGCAGGCAGATGGGAGCCCGGTAATTTCCTAGTCGATGTCTATGACGGTGCTCAACTGATAGCCAATAAAGTTGAAGCGCCTACTCAATGTGGCACGGCTGGGACATATAAAGACCTAACCACCTTTAGCTTTGCTGTTACATATTTCAATGGCTTTGACGCCAACGGTGTTGGCCTGCCAGACCGTGGCCACTGGAAGTGGCAGGTTCATCTATTCATTCGCAACGGCGTCGAAACAACTAGGCTGCTAGACAATACCTATGGCAGCTCCAACAATCTAGCCGATTTGTACCTATGGCTTCTGAACAATGATGGCCGCACTTCGGAAGTGCAGATTGACCGAGAATCACTGACTGCAGCGGCCCGGTTTATGGATGTAAACGGGCTATTCTGGAATGGTGTGCTGGAACAGTCAAGCAGCATCAGCGATTTGATGAGTAAGATTGGACCCTATTACATGGTCCGAGAAACTAAAATCAATGGTCGCTACGGCCTGCGGCCATTGCTGCCTGTTACGCCATCCGGCGCCATTGACACTGGCCCGTTGGAACCTCAATGGGTTTTCAACAACGAAGCGATTGTTGATGGCAGCTACACATTCCAGGGCGTAGGCACTGAGGCTAGGCGGCCATACAGGGCGCTGGTTGCATGGCGGCAGCAGGGAGGCGCGGGACTGGATCGGATGATCCGCACCACGTCGGTTGCCTACGACGACACCCCAGACACCGCGCCAACAGAGGAGCACGATCTAACCCAATCCGTCACCACCGAGATTCATGCGGCTAGGGCAATGCGGTTTAGTCAGGCAAAGCGCAGATATACCACCCACACAGCCTCTGTAATTGTCAAACCTGGCTATCACAATTCCAGCCTAGGTGAAGGCGAATTGATTGCACTGCAGCTTGATCGCACCGATCTGGAGACGGGAGCAGCCGATCAGATGCGCGAGTGGTATTGGATTTCCAGCGCCAACCTGAGCCGGGATGGTCAGCTGACCCTGGCCCTGGAACAATGCCCGGTCGATTCGCGGCAACGGTCGCTGGTGGCCCTTGACGTTGCAGCGGTTACCGCCCCTGGCGGCATCTGGCCAAGCGGCGACACGGCCCCCTCCTGCGATGCCGACGCCGGCCGGGCCACCGATTGCTCGATCCCCCCTGAGGACGCTGACGACTGGACCGAAGAAGAGGTCTGGTTCTACGGGCGCTACGGGCGCAGGCCAGGCCAGGGCGAATTTGTTAGCGGTGGGATCAGTATTGGCGGGGGCGGTGCTGGTGGCGCTGGCGGTGGAGGCGGCGGCGGTGGAGGGGGGGGCGGTGCCGGCGGCCCTGCCCCGCTGCCACCAACCGGCACGGTTGAACCTCCTGGCATCCCCGCTCAGCCGGGCACCCCTGACGGCCCGGCAAATCCGCCGTTGCCTCCACAGCCGCCAGTTGACTTCACGAAATATACGCTGATTGCTGGCTTTGCAAGAATAGAAGGAGTGACTGGAGGCGACATTAGCGGATTTGCTGAAGCTGTAATCGTTCAGCGAGATATAATGGTTAGCCCCGGCCAGACTGCGCGAGTAATCAATATAACGCCATACGAGGACGGCACGGACATTGAAAGCATCAATACGCTAACGGTTGGGGTTTTCAATGCAGATGGAACCCAAAATAGCCAGCAGACTTACGACAGAACCCTGGTGGGTAGTACTCAGACAGCGTGGCTGTATCGGTGGATGACTCAATCGTTGAGCGGGGGCTACGCCTGATGGCCAACTTCCCCGCCCTGGTCCCTGCCGATGTCCTCATCACCCCCGGCGCCATCCCTGCCGCGGTGGTTGAGGGGTACGACGGCAGCACCGTCACCACCGCCGCCGACACCATGGCCACCGGCGATTTGTTGACCCTGCCGTTCCAGAACCTCGCCGAGGCGGAGGCCAACGGCGTGCGCAATCATGCACGCGATCAGCAGGGTCGGCCGTTTGCGTTTGATGCTGTCACCCTGGCCCCGGCGCTATCCCTGCCTGGCTACGCCTGGGTCTACGCAGCAGACCCCCAGCAGGAGGACATCAGATCAGTGGCTGGCAGTGAGTTGTATTTTTTGACCTGCTCGTTCCGGGCGGTGCGGGTGCGACTGGCCCTGCCGCCGACTGCCACTTCCCGAATCGTGCTGCGAGCATTCCCCGCCAGGGCCCTGCCAGCTGGGCCACCGGGGGCCATCTCGTCCATTCGGTTGACCCCCACAGCGGCCGGGGTTGTGACGACACCCCCAGGCGATCGATCATTCCTGCTGCTCCGGCCCACGGCAGCGAATGTTATTTCTACACCGCTCAATGATCCTTTGTACGGGTCGGTTATTCTGCATCTGCCAATGACTGGCGAGAATAACAGCACAGCATTTGTTGACGTGAGCGAGACAGGTTCAACTGTGACCCCGCAGGGTAATGCAAAAATCAGCACCGCCCAAAGCAAGTGGGGCAGTGGCAGTGCGTATTTTGATGGTGATGCCGATTGGCTTGCAGTCGCATTGTCGAGCATCATTGGGACAGGTTATTATACAATTCGTTTTTGGTTCCAATCTGTTGGCGTTACAAATAATGGCCTGTTTGAATTTGCCAATACCAACGGCACCCCCAGCGGGCTACGTGCTGGACTGTTTGATCAAAATGCTAATGGGCAAAACAGGGTAGACATCCAGAGAAATGATGATAGCGTCAATGAATCATTGTCTACAGTTTCGGATAATGCTTGGTACTTTTTCCAGCAGACCCGCACCAGTGGGGGGGTGAGAACATCTATCGGCACAACCGCAGGCGGCATCCTTTCGTACGATCCCATTATAACCAGCCCAGGTAGAAACTGGACAGACAACTTTTCTCAAGGATTTATTGACATTGGCCTTTATGGTGGGGTGGACGGTATCGTCTACGGAATCAACGGCTTCCATGGTTACATGAACGATTTTCAGGTAACAAAAGCGGCCCGTCCGCACGTTGTCCCGACCGGGCCGTTGCCGATCTTCTGATCAATCTGCCGCTGCCAGCGCCACCCCGGTCACAAGCCACAGCTCCCCAGGCTGCAGGCTCCAGGTGGGCGCCGACGCATACCGCCAGCGCGTCGCGGGCAGGGGTGATGCCCGGCCAACCCAGACAGCAGCCGGCAGCCCCCAGGGCGACAACAACCCCACCGTACGCCAGTGCTGCTGGAGGTCATCGAACTGCGCGGGGGTCAACAGCGGCAACGGCAGGGCCAGGGTTTGGCCCCGGACAGCATCGCCCGTCCTGAAGCGCCGGCCGATTTCATCGGCGATATTAAATCCCCCCAGGGTGTGTGGCCTGCCGATGACTGCTACGGATGCAGGAAAATCCATCAGGAGGCCAGCCCAATAATTTCTATCGTATTATCACCGACCGGGAACACATTACCGCCTGATGAATACGGGGCCCCAAAATTCATAATCAGGATCACACGGTCAGCGCTAGAGGCACCTCCAAGCCGCTCGTAAAATGCAACGTATTGGGCCGTAAATGTAGCAGCCGGAAAGATTGGCCCGTTGAATTTTACAATTGTCTTGTTGGCAGTGTCGTCACGGGTGACTGTCACCGGGCACGCGATGCCCCCAGCGGTGTAGCCAGCAGCAGACACCTCAGATGTAAGGTTCGATCTAGAACTATGCGCTACGTTTGGCGTATAACTTGCCGTTAGAAGCATCGCGTAGACCGTGGCGGTAGAAAGTATCAGTTGCTCGTTGAATATCGCTGTAAGGGTTGCGGTCGGGATCGTGTGGGCCGACGATCCATCCTTGGCTGATTCAAAGTAAAAAGGTTCAACCCTGAAAATTCCGCCTAGGTGATTCTGCGGCGACCCGAAGTTGTTGTATCCTAGTATAAATTGTTCAGAAGATATTGATCCCAGCGGCCGATAATAAATCAACATCCCCTGCGCACCCGTGATGTTGGCGCCGCTCCATTGCGTCTGGGCGATCGAAACAGTGACGATGGCGCCTGCCGTGGAGATGGTCAGCGCAACCTGTTTTCCCCCAGCGGTGTAGCTGCCTACGGGGGTGATCTCGCCGCTGGTGATCGCGGCCCGGCTGTCCATGCTGTCCGGGTCAAACGCAAACCCAGGCCCCATCAGTTGCCCGTACCATGTGCCGGTTAGCGGGGCGGCAGGGGTGGCGATGGAGTTTAGATACGCATTGGCGTAGGTGAAAGTTGGCACAGAATTAGGCCTAGGATCGTGGCCACAGCCTAATCCCGCTGGTCATGGCCCCATCGCCTACCGTTAGCCTCCCGGTTCCGTTTTTCTCCCAGCTCGACCCCAGCGACGGGCCCGAGGGGTGGCGGCAGTGCCAGACCAGTTCGATTGCGATGGCCCTGGCCTACCTGGGGGTGCCGGGAATTGCGGACGACACCGACTATCTGGCCATCGTGCGCAGGATCGGCGACACCACGGCGGCGGAGACTCACCGGCGAGCCCTGGCATCCCTGAAGGTGCCGGCCACGTTCCGGCAAAACATGGGCGCTGATGATGCGAAGGCCTGCCTGCTGCGGCGCCGGCCTGTTGTCGCTGGCATCCTGCACCGTGGCCCTGTCACCCGGCCCAGTGGAGGCGGGCACTACATCATCCTCTCGGGTTTCGATACCAGAGGGTGGCTGGTGCACGATCCCTACGGCGAGCTCGATCTGATCGCCGGAGGATGGGCGCGGACGGGCAATGGCAGCGGCCGGAGCCAGCACTATTCGTTTCGCAACACCAATCCCAGGTGGCTGGTTGAGGGGCACCGGTCGGGCTGGGGGTGGACGTTCCCGTGATCAGCCTTCCCGCCAGCCTGACCCGTCCCGCACCATGCCGGCCCACCCGGGCTGCCCCGCGTCGGCATCCTCATCCAGCCCCTCGATCGGTTCCAGCTGGGCCCACTGCGCCGATGGGTTGTGCGGTTGCCTGCCCTGCTGCTGCTCGATCAGCTTGCGCAGGGGGGCCTGAGATCGGTTTTGGTGCAGGATTCCATCAATCCTGACCTCCCAGCAGCAGCCGCCCTCTGCGTCTGTTTCTACCCTTAACTGAAAATCCTGATCTGCCATGGCCTCGACCTCGAATAATTGGATGGTGCCGAACCTCACGCTAGAGGCTGAATCTGACCTGGAACGGGGCCGCATGATGCTGCAACAGATGACCCCAGAGCAGGTGTTGGCCCAGGCTCACGTGCTGCTCAAGCAGTCGGTAACGAATGGCGTGATCATCCGCCAGGCCGCCCGGCGCATCTGCGAACTGGAGGCCTGTGCTGCGGTTCAAGAGGGGTGATCACGCCACCGGCCCCGCTGAGGCGAATAGGTCGGGCCGGGTGGTCAACGTCTCCATGGCCTGCGAAAAGTGCCAGCTCATGCATTGGGCCCCGCAAAGTGGCGGACCATGGCGCGGCAACAGGCCTCCGTCACGGCAGCTACTGGCTGTTCTGCATTGATGCGGGTCCATCCACGCCGGTAAGCCATGTCGGCAAAACCCCAGCTCACGCGGCCTAAGAAGGCCTTGCCTTCCAGCTCGATGCGATCAGCCGGTTGCCCGCCACGGCGCCGAATCGACTCGGCCACGGACACATCCAGCCAGAGGGTGAGATCGGCCTGAAGACCGCCTGTGGCCAGGCTTTCCAGCGTGTCGATCAGGGCCAGGGGCAAGCCCCTGCCATAGCCCTGATAAGCGGCTGTCGATCCAGTGAAGCGATCGCAAAGCAGCCAATCTCCGGCCTTTAACGCAGGCAACAGGAGCGCTTCGACATGCTGGGCACGGTCGGCTGCATAGAGAAGCAATTCGGCCCGGGGCAGGGGCTGCACCCCCTGGGGCGGATGCAGCAATAACTCCCGCAAGGCCTGACCTAGGGCCGTCCCCCCCGGCTCGCGACTCACAACCAAACGGGCGCCAGGGGCCATTAGGCCACTACTGGGCAGCCATTGGCGCAGGGCCTGTAGCTGGGTGGTCTTGCCGC